GATCGCAATGTCACGGATGATCGCGCCATAGTCCGCGCTGATCTTGGTCGGGATGGCCATCGCCGCCGTGGCGGCCGCCGCCTGACCGATGCTGCTTTTAAGCTGTTGCTTGCCCTCGTCGATTTGCTGGTGACCCTTGGCCTTGAACTCGGCCTTGGCGGCCGCCTGGCCCATGCTGTTGTACGCCTTGGTCAGATCGCGAACGGCGACGCCTTGTTTCTTCAGGCTGCTGAGATTGGTTTCCAGCTTACCCAATAAGGCGGAGGCACCCTTGTCGCCCGCCATGTGCGCCTTACGCCATTCATCGCGCAGGCGGATGGTGTCTCCAATGGTCTTTTCCAGCACCCGGGCTTTTTGGCCCTCGGCCTCCAGGCGCTTGATGCGACTGGTGACGTCCTTGAACGCCGAACCCACGGTAGAGCTGACCGCCCCGCCAATCACCAGGCCGAGCGCGAGTTTGTTCGCCATGTGCGTGCCCTATACGTCGGGTCAATCAAAAGCGGCTCAATCCGTGAGCCACCACACCATTTCCGAAAACGGCATGGCCTTGATCTCGGCCGCCGAGAAACCAGTCTCTTTGGCCAAGCGTCGAGCCAGCGTTTTCAACGTGGCTTCGTTACAGGTCGTCTTCTTCAACCAAACGAAAATAGCCAGCCTGCAAGCGGTTGTAGTCCTTGATTTTCAGGCCGGCCAGATCCGCGTCGGTGGCCGTGAGCAAGCTGCAAAAGAGGTTCTTTTCCAGCTTTTCATAGTCGCCACCTCCGGCCGCCTTGGCCGCATCCATGTCCTTCACGCTGGGCGCGCGCATTACCAGCTTGTCGACCAGCACGCCGCTGATGTTGCTCTTGTAGGCCAGCGTTACGGTCACGCCGTCGTCGTTCATTTCCAGCCACTTCGGCAGCGGTTTGTTCAGGCTTACTTGTGTCATGTTCGTGTGTCCTTAAAGGCCCAGGGCCGAGCGTTCTGCCGCCAACTGATCGACACCGTCGACCACCTGAATCAGGTTGATCGGATCGATCTCGTACATGACGCGACCGTCGATTTCGAGCTTGTAGTACACGAGCTTCAGCGCGTGCTTGATCTCGGCCTCCCCGGCCGCTTTCCAGTCGCCCATGTCGACCTCTTTGAGCCCGCCGCGCATGGTCACCACCACCGGCGTGACCACGCCCTTCAAGCCCCTGTAAGCCGCCCGGAACACCACGCTGCAGGCGGTCTGATCGGCCAGTCCGAAGTACTTCAGCGACTCGCGGCGAATACCGTTGGTGGTAAACGCGGCCTCCAGCTTGTCCATGCCGGTGGCCAGCTCGATCGGGGCGGACATGCCGCCGCCCTGATAGTCGGTGACCTTCTGCGTCAGCTTCGGCAGGGTCAGGGTCGGCACGTCGCCGGCAAAACTCACACCGTCGACAAACGCGGCGCAGTTGGTAAGAACTTGAGGAATCATTGAGCGGCCCCCTTAGGCGTTTTCAAGAACTTCGGTCAGCCATTCGTTAGTGACTTCAATGAGGAAATTCGGGTTTTCGGCCGGCGGCACGTCGGTGAAACGGATACGCCAGAAAACTTTGCCCTGCTCGAGCTGACTGGCTGTGTTCAGCTCGGTGTCCGCGTAGACCTCGAAATTGATGATCGCGCCAGCGTTCTTCTGATCACTCATGAACGCCTGAAGACCCGCGGTAACGTCCTGCACGTAGGTCTTGGTGATCGAGCGGTCAACGGCCCACTTGTGCCCCGCCTGGATCGCATCCATAAGGATGTCGCAGGTGCGCACGCGGGTGACGAACGCCCACTTAGGATCGCTGGACAGCGTGCGATTGCCCCACAGGCGATAGCCGCCGTCGCGAATGATCGTGGCGATTTTGGCGTTGTTCAGCAGATTCGCTCGGCAGGTTTCGTCGCCGTCCAGGTATTCGATCGGCCGGGTGGTACCGGTGATGCCGACAAACTCCTTGTTCGACGGCGACGCCCAGTAGCCGTACTCGGCATCGGTCCAGGCGAACAAGCCGGCCGCCCAAGCCGAGCCCGGCGCGTCGATCGTCGCACTGGCGATCGTGTCCCAGTACTGAACGCCGGGGTCAACCATGTACAGACGCTTGCTGCCGAACTCCAGGGCGTAGGCCATGGCCGCCTCATCAGTGGTGTTCGGACCGTCGAGGATGGCGATCGCGCGCAACTTGCCGGCCAGGGCATCCATGGCGGTGGCCACCGCTTGCGTGGCGGAATGCTTCGGGGCGATCAGCAGCTTGGGCTGGGCGTTGTGCTTGCTCTTGCCGTCCAGCAGCGCTTGCAGGCCGGTACGCTGCCCCGAGGCCAGCACCCCGCCGATGATGGCGGACGTTTGCAGCGCGGCGTCCTCCAGCTTGGGCACGCCGATCGCCACGATCACCGCCTTGGCCCGCACGTAGATGGCCTGAGCGGCCTTGGTAATCTCCGAGTCCGGGCCGAACGCGGCAATAGCTTCGCGCTCGGTGGTGATCAGCTTCAGCTCGCCGGCCAGCGCCGTGCCGCCGCCGAGCACGCCCGGGGTGAAGGTGCCGCACAGACCGATGATCGACGACGACGGCAGCGAAATGGTCCGCGCGCCGGTGTCGATCAGCGAGGTGGTGACGCCGTGATAGAAACTCATAGGGCTCAATCTCCAGAAACAAAAAAGCCCCGCGTGAGCGAGGCTGTCAGGGATGTTCGTGTTACGCGTAACGGAAAAGAAAACGCCCCGTCAGTGCGGGGCGTTTATTGGGGAGCGGCTTCCGTGTCGGGCTCGGTCTCGGGCACAGGATCAGGCGCTGACTCAGGGATCGAATCCGGCCAACCCTCGGCCAGCATCTCGACCTGAAACTCACCCGCCTCAACCGCAAGCAACAACTCCCGCTCACGGTCAAAACACGCCTGGACATGCGCCCGCACGGCCGTCGCAATCTCCACCAGTTGCGGGGCATTACGTTCGACGAAACCGGCGGCGGTTTTCCAGTTGCACTTGTAATCAGGATCAAGAATCGCCGACACCGCCGCGCCGGCAATCAAGGCCTGACCGTCTCGACTGGTATCGATTGCGTATCCGTCGACGGCGATACCGACCCCCTCGCGCTTGTAGCGTTCGGCAGCGATCAAGGCCGGATAATCCACCTCAGGAGACGGGCCCGCCGCAATCGCCAGCGCTTCCGCCTCCGTGACTGGCGATAGTCCCTCGCGGGCGTCCGAGGCCTTGGCGAAGGCGTACACATTCCGTTCAGCGTCTAGGAAGTAATACATCAAGTGCACTCCAGAAAACTGCTAAGGGTGTAGCTGCCGGGCGGCAACTTGTAGGTCGAGCCTGCAGGAACTGGCGCACTCACCGTCAGGCTTAGGCCGGACGTTGGTTGGGACGACCCGAAAAAGGACTTGCCATCGATCAAAACAGAGGCGGTCTGGTTAGCCGCTGTGCTGGTCAGCGCCACGTTGATATACATCAGCCGGCCCGATATGTTGGTGTACTCGACGTTGATGGCCCGCGACGGCGTAACGTTGTTGATGTTCTTGAACATCTGCCCAAGCTTGGAGTTGAACGTCTGCACCTCAAGCGCCAGGGCCGCAACGTCAATCGTTCCCTGATTGATGGGCGCGTTCCAGGCCTTGATGCACCACATCACCGCCAAGTTGCGCGGGCGCATGACACCGTAGTTCTGCTCAGCCCTCACAGGCACCCCCACAGCTCCGGGGGTGGTCGCATATCCGTATCTGGCGTTGGGATAGTCCGCCAGAGAACAATCGTCGAGGCCAAGATCCTGATAAGAAAGAGGCCCCGTGTTAACTGAAAAGTCCGTCACAGCGTCAGGACTTGGCCCTCCTCCGATGTTATGGAATGTACCTTTCTGGTAACTACCAACGGCACGCCCGGCATCGACACCGCGCCCATGGTCCCAACCACGCAGAAACTCTCCGCGAGTCTCTGGCAGTCGAGTAGATCCGACGGGATCGCCTGCTATGTTGTATTTCTTGTCCAGGTACGCGGCCAGTTCGGGGTAAGCAGTATCCACAAACAGGCTGTTATCGGCTTCCAGATAGCCCGGTGGTACAGTGCCCGTAGGAAACGGCACCAGCGCACCCACAGGAACCGCTGCTTTCAGCTTTTGCACTTCCTTGACCAGTTCACCGACGTCGACCTGCCCCTGATTGATCGGCGCGTTCCAGGCCTTGAGGCACCACATCACCGCCAAGTTGCGCGGGCGGGTTTCAACGCCGCCAGAAGCCCCCGTTACGTGACCCGTTTGAGCGCTTGAGTCACCCATCGCTGCGACCATGTCAGAGACGCTATTGGGAGCCCCGCCACCCTGCATGTTGTCGTAATCATGCGTGTGACTCTTAAACTGATCGAGTTGATAACTGCCGATTACTCGGCCGGCATCCACCCCACGCCCATGGTCCCAACCGCGCAAGAACTCGCCGCGCGACTCAGGTAGACGGAAGTTCCCGGCACCCTCATTACCCTGATTGAACGCCGTGCCCAGGAATGCAGCCAGATCCGGATAGGTCGCAATGCTCTGCACACTACCGTCGATTTCCAAAAAACCGGGCGGAACCTTGTTCACCGGGAACCCGACCATGCTTCCGACCGGCAGCGCCGACGCTTGGGCAATCATCGACTCGATTTCGGGTTTGGTGTAGGTGTCCGTGATTCCAAACCCGGCCAGCGTGGTCGGGTTCGCCCCCGAGACAAACACACCGCGGTCATTCACCGT